TGATAAGGGTCAGATGGTCCTTAAGTGAAAAAGGATAAAAAGCAGAAGGGCAAGATTGAGACCTGTCCGGTCTGCCTGATGAATTATCTGAAGGGGCAGCCGCACGAGTGCCCACCGGTGAAGCCCGAGGGATTCGATGATGGGGATAGAGACCACGACTGATGCCTGACTACGCGAACGACACGGCGATGGGGGAGAGGGCGCAGGCTTACAAGCGCGAGTTCGAGGCGTTGCAGGCGTATCGGTGGAACTGGGAGAGCTACTGGGCAGATATCGCGAGAAGGATTAACCCGGCGCAGAATATTTTTATGCGGCCGGTACTGGGGGTGCCACAGGCGGAGCGGCGGACGGAGTATATTTTCGACTCGACGGCGGTGCAGGCGCTAGATAATTGCGCGGCGCTGTTCGAGTCGATGCTGTTTCCGCGGACGCAGAAGTGGCACAATCTGGGCCCGACCGACCCGGCGCTGAAGGATGACCGGGAGGCGCGGCAATATCTGGAGAATCTAAATGATATTCTATTTGCGGCACGATATAGCCCAAGCGCCAATTTTGCCTCACAAGCCCATGAGAATATGGTCGGGCTTGTTGGTTTCGGAACGGGTAGCTTATTTGTCGATGACGCCTACGGAACGAGCCTCCGCTATCGAGCTATCAACCTTCAAGACCTCTATTTCGCGGAAAACCACGTTGGGCTCATAGATACGGTCTTTCGCAAGTTCGACTTCACGGCGACCCAGGCAGTGGACAAGTGGGGGATTGATAATGTGCCGGCGGGGGTGAAGGCGAGCTATGAGAATCCAAGCCAGAAATACCGGATTTATGAATGGCTCCATGTGGTGAAGCCGCGGCGGGAGCCGGTGAGCGGAAGGAAGGATTATCAGGGGATGGCGTGGGAGAGCTGCTATCTCTGTTATCAGCCGCTCCAGATCGTCGAGGAGGGCGGATATCGGACGACGCCCTACGCGACGAGCCGGTTTATCGTCGGGCCGCGCGAGGTGTATGGGCGGAGTCCCGCATTTACGAGCCTCGCCGATATCAAGATGCTCAACGAAATGAGCCGGACGGATTTGAATAATGCGCAAAGAGCCGCCGACCCGCCTGTCCTTCTCCCTGAGAGTGGCAATGCATTCTCTGTCCGTCCTGGGGCTCTCAACTACGGCATGGTCAGCGATGAGGGTAGGCCTCTCGCTATTCCGTACGTATCGGGGGCCAAGGTAGATATCACCGAAGAGAAGATGGAGTACCGGCGGAAGGCCATCAAGACGGCTTTCTACGGCAACGTGTTCGAGATGCTGCTGGAGAATCCGAACATGACGGCAACCCAGGTACTCCAGATCGCCGAGGAGCGCGGCATTCTCCTGACGCCGGCGATGGGACGGCAGCAATCGGAGTTCTTAGGCAATGTTATCAACCGCGAGATTGATATTCTATTTCACGCTGGGATGCTTGATTCTCTTGGGCCTATGCCTGATTCACTGGCTCGTTCAGGCGGGCTGATTAAGGTGGAATACCAATCCCCCCTTAACCGGCTCCAACGCGCTCAGGACGTAATCGCCATTCAGCGGACGGTCGAGCAAGTAGTGCCGATTGCGGAAGCGGGTCATCCCGAAATCATGGATTCGTTCGACTGGGCCAAGGTCGGCCGCGAGATAGCCGAGATCAATGGCGTGCGGGCGGATTTGCTCTTGAGCCCTGAACAAGTCGCGAGCTTGCAGGACCAGAAGGCGCAGCAGGCCAACGCGCAAGCGCTGGTACAGGCGGCGCCGCAGGCGGCGGGGGCGGTCAAGGATATCGCACAGGCGCGTCAGATGGCGACCAGCGCGCCGGCACAGGGGCAATAGATGACGATTTCCGAACCATGCGCGATTCGTGGCTGTCTCAAGATGGCGACCTTCGACACCCGGGAAGTGATCGGCGCGGGGCGCTTCGTGCTCTGCCACGATTGCCAGACCTCGATATTCCTCGACGTGATGCTATCGATGGAGCACGGCGAGAATGTGCCGGCGAATACGACTCATGTGATGGCGCAGCGCTATAACAGCTGGGTGCGGGGGCTCGGGGGGAAAAGCATCGGCCATCGCTCAGGCAGCGTGACGAGTGTGAAGGATTTGGAAGCGCCGATTATCGTGAGGGGGAACTGATGGATTTCATAATTGCCATAATGGTCGGGATGAGCGTCTTTTCAACATTGGTCCTACTGGGGGTGGCATATGCCTCAGACTAGCGCCGGTAAGACGGTAATGGCGAAATTCGTCAAAGAGTACGGAGCTAAAAAAGGCAAGTCCGTCTTCTACGCCAAGTCGAATAGCTCGAAGTCCTTCGCTTCCAAGATGGGGGAAAGCTCGGTGTATAACCGTGGACACAAGTAAGAAGAAAGAGCCCGACGCCGACAATCGCGGCAGCCTTGCCAACCGCATGAAGCACCTCGACGGCGACGCCGACGACAAGGGTATCATCGCCAAGTACACCAAGATGATGCGCGACAAGCGACGCAAGAAATGATGTACGATTTCGGCATAATCACACTGATTCACTTAAGCGATGAGTTCGTTCTAGTGCTATTCCGCGATGGCAAGTATCAGTGGGTGCCTCAGAAATGACTCCGCCGTGGCAACGCCGCGCATTAGCCGCCAAGCGCCGGGTCTTTGCCGACGCCTTCGCTCGGCTCATGCTGAATAACGACCGCACACTCAAGAGCGAAGCCAAGATCGTGATGGCGGCGATGAGCCATTTTTGCAGCGCGGGTGAGACCACCGTGCGCTACGCGCCTGATGGCAAGGTCGACGCGCTGGCGAGTGCGATCGCGCAGGGACGGCACGAAGTCTGGCTGGAGTGGAATCGCTACCTGACGATACAGGAATCCGAACTCGCCGAGGCGGATCGGTTCTTCCTCAATGAGAGTGGCCTGCGGATGCAGGAATTGGAGCATTAATGGACCGAGACCAGGCCAACGCCATCTTAAGAGCGATGCTCGACAAATATCCATTTACTCGAGAAGAAGGACTGGCGCTGAGTCTTTGCGTAGTTCCCGGAAACAAATGCACCTGCGTAGGTGCGGATATAGTCCATCGTCGAATGACAGAAATTAATGAGGTAGAAAATGGCCGGAACGCCTAATGGTACCGTAGCCGAACCAGTTCAGGGACAGGGACAACCGCCGGTAACGAACACCCCCTCCGCGTCGGCGGCCCCTGCCTCTGCTCAATGGTACGATAGCGCCGAGCCCGAACTGAAGGGATTCGCCGAACTCAAGGGCTTCAAGTCGCCACTCGACGCGCTGAAGTACGGTCGCGATACCGAGCGGTTCGTGGGAGTGCCGAAGGATGAAATCGTTCGCGTCCCTAAAGACCTCGCATCGGCCAAGCCGGAAGAACTCGACGCGCTTTACGGTCGTCTTGGGCGACCCGCCGCGCCAGCAGATTATAAGCTCCCCGTTGTGGAGGGCGGCGAGGAGTTTGCGGGCGCGATGGCGCCGGTGCTTCATAAGGCCGGTGTCAGTCAGGCCCAGGCCACGACTATCGCCGAGGGCTACACTGAATTTATGAAGGGGGCGGTTGAGGCGCAGGAACGCGCGCAGGCCCAGCAGGAACAGATCGACTTGGCGTCGCTCAAGCGCGAATGGCCGGGAGAAACCTTCACGCAGCGTGAAGAGATGGCGCGGCGCGCGGTGAGCCAATTCGTTATGCCGAGCGTGGGCGGCGACCGCGGCAAGGCGGAGGAAATTCTCGGCAAGATTGAGGATGCTGTTGGCACGGCGACCTTTTTGCGACTATTCTCCAACATAGGAGAGAAAGTGGGCGAGAGTTCATTCGTCGATGGCAGTCAGCGCAGCAATAGCAGCTTCGGGATGACGCCCGCGGCGGCTCGCGAGCAGCTTGCCATGAAACGGCAGGACCGGGATTGGTCGTCCAAGGCTCTCAATAACCCCGGCGGCCCCGAACGGCAGGAATGGGATCGCCTGATCCAGATCGGGTCGCAAGGACGCTAAATGCTAACCATTGACGAACTAATCGACAGACGCAATGAATGTCAGCTTAAAGCGGAGGCCATAAGCGAACAAGCTGGGGCCGATCGATGGACGGCGCTGGGGCTGGCGAATCGTCATATCGCTAGGGTCTTGGAAAATGAGTTGCCGCTTACGCCCGGATTGGAGAACGAAATCCTCAAATGTATTGATCGCGTCGAAAGAGGACGCTAATGGCTATCAACAGTAAAAAAGACCTCGACAAACACGAGAAGTGCGACGTATGCGGTAAGGACTTCGCCCGCCGCGATATGCGCGGCAGCACTCACGGCGAGTGGCTTTGCGTACCGGATTGGGAGGATAAGCACGGCTCCGCCGCGCCGCCTCCGACTCCATCGTTTTCGATTACGAGGGCGAACGGATAATGACGCTATACCGCATCTATCGAACTGATGGATTGGAAATGACGGTAACTCTCGATGAGATTTTTTGGCTATTCCCGATCGCGCTAATCGCGCGTATCGAGAGACTGTAAGAAGCATCAGCGGGGATGCGCCTAACGGCGTTCCGCTGACATGACGGGAAAGACCGTCCGGGTAACTCAGCCGCCCTGAGCGAGTGAATGGTTCCGGTTCGCCGGGGATGCCTTCGCGAAAGTGACCGACTTAACTTTCTGGAGGCTCCCAAATGGCAACCGCCGATACCAGCGTAGTGGCCTTGTATGAATACAAGTTCACTCAAATCTTTGAACTCCTAGCCCAACAGCGCACCGCGCGCATCGTCAATACCTTCCGTCAGGGCGTCCACACCGGATCGCAGCAGGCCCAGGCCGTAAAGCAAATCGGCTTGCTGACTCCGACGCGGCGCACGACTCGCGGACAGCCGGTTTCCTACGCCGACGTGTTCCACGATGATCGGTGGGTCGTTCCCAATCTTTTCAACGAATACGTCCTCTTCGACAAGTTCGACGAACTCCAGACTCAGGCCGATCCGCGCTCGACCTATGTCGAATCGCTGATGGCCGGTATGAATCGTCAGCACGACGCCGAGTGCATCCGCGCATTTTTCGAGACTTCCAAGACCGGCCAGCTCGGCTCCGATACCACCGCCTTTCCCGCGGGCAATATCGTCGCATCCAACTTTGGCGCTTCGGCGGATACCGGACTGACCGTCGCGAAACTCCGCGAGGCCCGTCGGCTCCTGCTCTCGAACGAAGTCGATCTGGAGGCAGATACGCTTCATGTGATCGCCGCCGCCACCCAGCTCGACAACCTTCTGGCGGAAGCGCAGGTCATCAACCGCGACTTCAACCAGCCTGACGCACCCGTGCTCGCGGAAGGCAAGATCACCCGCTTCCTCGGCATGAACTTTATCCACAGCGAATTGCTGAGCCTGGACTCAACCGCAGCCTACCGGATGGTTCCGGTGTACGCGGCGAGCGGGATGCACTTCGGGACGTGGGAAGGCATCACGACCAAGATCGTACAGGCCGACTGGCTGGAGATGGCTCCGTGGCAGGTCGGCATCTGGGCGGGTTTCGGCGCGTGCCGGTTACAGGAAAAGAAGGTGATGCAGATCAACTGTCTCAAATAGGGAGTAGCGAACATGGCTGACGACAAAAAAGATACCAAGGTTGCCGAGGTCGTCGCTCCTGAGCGCGATTATAGCTACGACCCGACAGTGAAGCGGATGAATCATCCGCCTACCCCGCAGAAGATCGTCGATCGACCTGATGCGCCGCCTCCGCCGCCCGCGCCTCCGGCGCAGATGGTCGGAGAGAGTGACGACGAGTACAAGAAGCGCGCGGCCCTGCCTCCGGCGAAGGACGTGCCCGTAAAGTAACGACT